CCAGGCCGGTCGGCCACCTCGGGCAAAGTTCATTTCTACTGACGGTAAAACAATGTACTCTAAGGCAAATTTTAAGGGTTCGTAAAAGTTGCTCAGTCGTTCACCGAGGACACCAATGACCGTTTCGGTAACGGTAATTTGTCGCCAAAACGTTTCACCAATAGTAATTCTCGGTAATTCCGCATCTACCATTAGAATACTTTACCAAGCGAGAAGCGGGCTGGACCAAGGGACGGATCATCAACAGTTGGTTCTTGGGCACTTGACGCGTCAGTTGGGTAAAAGCTTGGGTCAGGGGCGGAAATTGGAATAATACCGGGTAGCTCGATGGTACCATCTAGTAAACCAGCGATCAACATATCTGAGTTCATCCGGAGCATATCGGCGTACTCGTTGTTTATCCCTTGATTTTCGCTATACGCTCGATCGTAAATCCAGGCGGCATAGGCTTTGGTGATAATGACTTTGATGAGCGGAGGGGTGGAAGTTGGATCCACCCATCCCGTAACGTCATAGACCGTGCCAATTTGGGCTAGGATTTCAGCTTCGAGTTGTGGTAAGAAGTTCAGATCTAACGAGTTGATGTTAAGTTTCGTGGTTTCCACCCAGCCACGCACATCTTCAACAGTAATCAGTGTCATGGCTCAACTTTCTACTGCTCCGGGTTTTCCTCTTCTTGCTGCTTGGTTTCCTCTTGATCTTGGGTAACGGAAGTATCTGGCCCCACAGCGGGGGCATCCGGGGCGTCTTCCATTTCGATGGCGCCCGAGTCGAACAGGTCCTTCAATTGCTCCTTGGTGAACTGCTTAATTTCCAGCGGGTCACCCGGTTCGTAGTGGTACTTGCCGGTATCGTTACCGTGATCGATCGCGGTAACGGCGCGCACAACCTTAGCCATCAGAAAACCCCCCTATTAGACGACGGCTGCTTTAATAACGTAGCCAGCGATCGACTTACCCGACGAGTCCAAGGCAACTAGCTTCTTGTCGTAGTAGCGACAAACCCGAATAACGTCGGACTTACGCTTCTCCTCGCGCCAGCGGTCCACCGACTGCTGACCCCAAACAAACTCGTAACCGTAGGCCGGGATCTTCAGGCCAGGCGAGGGCGGGACATACGCCACAACCACGTCTTTGCCCCACAGATAGCCCAACGATGGGGTCTGGCCAAGGTTTGCCGAGTTGATACCAACACCCGGCACAACGACCCGATCGAAGCCGAGCACCGACGCCAGCAGTTCAGGCGAGAAAATCGCGCGCTCGGAGTACTTAATCCGCTCCAGGAAGTCCGGGTGGTCTTCCAGTTTCGTCATAACCTGGTAAGGAATGATGGCAACCGTCGGCTCGGTGAAGATCTTCGAGTGAATGGTGAGCTTGGCGGTCCGGAGATCCGAAATCGGGTCGGAGTTGGCGTAGTCATTCCACTGGGACGTGCCAGAAAGGGTGGTCGAGTGGCCAGAAGCGTAGTTAGCAGCGGTGGTGGAAATGGTCTGGAAGGCCCGTTCCCGGCCAAGCATGATTTTGCTGGTCACGATGTTGGTGCCATCCCGATCCGGCGAAAGCGGAGAATCAGCGTTGGCCCGCTCTTCATCGGTGACCGCAGTTTGTAGCGAGTGCTCTTGGGCGTAATAAGTGTCGGTGGAAACTGCCGCCGACTCGATTTCGTTCGCTTCGGTACCCGGCGCCCGAACGTCGTCCTCCGGCAGCCAACCTTCTCGACCAAACACGTAGTATTTGTCCGATTGCTTACGAACCGTAACGGCCGGGAAAAGCGTGGCACCAGCTAAACCAGCAACTGGCCAACCCACACTAATCTGGGTGAGAATCTGGTCAACGTGAACGTTACCAGCACCAGACGGGTTGTAAACAGCCATTTAGGTTTTCCCTCCTTTCTAAAATTAGAAGAGCACCTTGGGGGTCAACAGCACGTCAATGATATCGCCATCGGCAATGGTGCCAAAGGCCGAGTTAGACCCAACCACGATCCCCAGCACCTCAGAACCAGTGGTAGCCGCCGCAATTGCGCCACCAGCCGAGCCACACATCACCCGAGTGCCAACCGCAACAGAAGCCGCTGTTTGGCAAACTACCTTGGTAATGCCCAACACCCGAACATCAACGGCAACGTTACCAGTGGCAACCTTGACTGCATCGATGTTATCCTGAACAACGCCAATGTTACCCGAGGTAGCAGTGGCGTTGGTGGCCAGGTCAATCTTGCCAGTAGCAGCGACTTTGACCACTCGGTACTGCTGCACGCCGTTTGTGCTGGACGAGTTGTAGGTCGACAACACTACAAAAGGCTTGTCAAGGACATAGGAAGCACCAGCCATTGTTACACCCCCTCAATTACTCTTTGAACGCGTAGTTGTCGTGCCGGTAATTGTCGTACAACTCCACGTTTTCCCGGGCTGCGATTTCCATTGCCTCAGTGAGGCTGATTTGCCGTTCGGTGGCAATCCGGTTGGCCTCGTCCATAAGCTGGGCGGTGGCGTCCTTTGCCCGGCCATAACGCACCGAAGTACCGGCCCGCTCGCCCAACTCCACCATCAGACCGGAGTTGTTCCGCATCTTCTCCAAGATGTCCCAGAACCGATCGGTCAGCTTCACCGGTAGGTCAAGGGCAAAATCGTGCACCAGATCCTTGACAATCGGGGTCAGCACAATCTTGGACCGGTCGAACTCAGAAAGCCGCCGGGCCACCTCAGCTTCCCGGAGCTGACCATTAAAATCAGTGAGCGCCTTGTTCTGCGCATCAACGGTGTCAATCAGCGTCTTGACCAACGGGTTTTCCTCGGCCATTTTACGCAGTTCCGCAGACAGGCTGACCTTCGGCACTTCCGGAGTCTTGGGCGGCTCCGTTTTGCTGCCTTGGTTAAGTTCGCTCAGCTTGGCCAGGAGTTGCGTTTCCGTGGTCCCGTCAGGCAGGTCGAGACGCTCACACAGCGTCTTCAGATCCATCTCACCCTCCTGGGGGGTAGTTGCGAGATCAGCTTTACCCTGAGCTACCACCGAAGCCAGCTCCAAGGCGGTTTCAATAGTGTTTTCGGAAAGGTTAATCGGCAGCAAGTTTTTCATGTAGGGCCGGTTGGTCAGTGCACCACCAAAGAACACGTTTTTGTGTTCTTTACCGGTAGCATCGGTCCAACTGTCCTGATACTCAGCCGAGAAATACCGCCAAGCCTTTTCCTTGATTTTAGCGGCGGCGGTTTTGGTCCATTCTACCAAAACCCAAAGTCCATCAGGCCGTGCCTCAGCGGATTTTACCCAGCCAGCCGCTTCACCATCGCCTGCGGTCCCCGGGACGCCATGAATCATGTTGATGCTTGGGTCGATTCCCCGAATCTTATTGGTAATGTTGTCGGCGAACTGCCGAATTTTTTCCGGAGTCATCGACAATTTACCAAAAACCGGATGCTTGTATTCGCCAACCGGCAGCGCATGCACCCAACCGGAAGGTGTGTCTCCCTCGGAGAGTTGCAGGGTATTGGCGTCTATCAAATAGAGTACGTCGTGATTCACTTGGTTTTCCCTCCCTTCGGCTTACCGATATTAGGAAACTTACGGGCAACTGCGGCTCGTACCCGAGCCTTTTCTTCAGGAGTACCGAATCGACTGACCCGAGCCAACGCATTACGAGCGTGCGATTCATCGGGAATTGGATAAGCCCGGTCCTCTGGAATGGCAAATGTGGACTTAGCCAACTTTTTCCGGGCCTTCGCAGTGAGTTCGGCAAGCTGAACGGGATCTTGGTTAGCGCCATAATAACCAATTGACCGAGGTTGGGCAATAGTATGCCCGGCTTCAGCCCGAATCTGCGCCATGTCAGCGTTTCGACGTTGCCGAACGCTCTGTATTCCTCTTGTCGACATTCGACACCCCCTAGTATGACAAAAAGATCATGGCATATGAGTACTACAAAAAGATCATGGCATATTCCAGTACACAAAATGCCCTTCGTTCTGGGTCACAGTATAACTGTTGGTGTGGGTAACTGGGGTGTAGTAAATCGGCTTCTCACTGGCTGCAAACACCTCACGACGAATGAACTCCGAAACAGTAACGCCATCCTTTTTCGCCCGTTCTAACAATTCCGCGTATTGCTGACCGTTCAGCCGCAAGGAAACAATGTGTTCTCGGTTGCGTCCCATGATTATCCTCCACTCGTATCGTTACCAGTGTTATTTTTTCCAGTGTGTACTGGCGGGCTGGCGGCTTGCCGAGGCAAACCAACTTTTGGGGCACTAGGTGGGGTCGGCGGATTCGGGCCGGACCCAGGCTGAGCGGATTCTTGACCAGGTTGTCCTTGGTTTTGAATTGGCATTCGGGCGGTATCCGGGTCGGCTGGCGGCAAATCAAGTTCAGAGCGAAGGAATTTCTCCAGCGGGTCATCCGGTCGAATGGCACCAGCACCCACGAAGTTCCGGAACGCAAACGACAAGGTCCGGAGCGCTTCCTCTTCGCCAATTCGCCGAACCCGAAGCAGTGGATTGTTGCCCCGGGCGAAGTTCATCCCAACAAGTTGCGGAATAAGATATTTGTTCACCGTATCGCACAACGTGTTGGCAATATACCGGGTGGCTTTGTAATATACGTCGAGTGAATCCGGATTGACGTTGGCCTCATCCATGAATGGTGCCAGAATGTTGGACTTGATCTTCATGTCGTGGTGCTCAATAGACCGCAAACAATCCACTGGCTGGCCTTCGAGCTTGGCGAATCCGACTTCCCAGTTCATCGGAATGGTGATATGGGCACGCTCGTTGGTCCGCAAGTTGCGACCGAGGTTGTCCGCCAAGTCGCGATCCGCCTTGGAAAAGCCCATCGGCATCTTGATAATCGGCACGCCAATCCCATGCCGTTCCTTTTGAATGGCATCGATTTTGTACAGCGTGTCCTTGTAAAAGTAATGCTTGTAGGCTGACCGTAGAATGGAAATACCACGTAGGTCGCCGGCCTCTTGTTCCAAGGTGAAAATGACGGCCTTCTCGATCGGAATGACCACCTTGGGGTCAATGCCAATGCTGTAGGTATTGGCTGAGGTGTTATTGCTGGGTAACCGGAAGTTCTGATTATAGTCAAACGCGAGCCCAATTGGTTCCATCACAAAGGCATTTGGCCCACCGTTGTCGTCCCAAAGCCATTCCTGAATATCCAGCGGGTGCCGAGGAGCCAACTTGGAAATGATGAGTTTGCCCTCTTTGTTGTAGTCCCAAACCTTCTCAAATGCCATGTACCCGAAGTCACACATGAGTAAGGCGTCTTCGATGAATCGCGACCAAGGTTGGGATAATTCCTCAAACAGGTTCTTCTCGACGAATTTGGCAATGGTCTTGTCTATGGTGGAATCAGTAGCTGGCTCAATGAACCATCGAGCAGCCTGGATGGGCGTTTTGAGCAGTCGCAAGGCACCCCGGACGGTGCCGTCCGCCCGTTTCATGTCATAAAAGACCCGCAAGCCCAACTTGTCCCGAAGCTCTGGGACCCTTTCCTCCCGCATCCAGGCCGTGAAAGGACTAGGCGACGCATATCCTAGCTCCGCTGTGGCGAAGCCAGGTGCAAGATTTTTGGATTTGTCTACCATGATCACATAGGAACCATGGACAGGATCATGATTTGCAGATACTACATCAAATTTCTCCATTGCCTCGGCGAACGATATCTGCTTTTCTCTAGCATAATCCGCCAAATCCTGGATTTTGCCTTCGTCAGTCTCAACTGTTGGCATTCTTCACCTCCCGTTGGTGCTTTGCTGGTTTCCGCTTATTGACAATTATCAATAAGGCCAGCAGCGCGCCAACGGCTCCACAGACGGTGGCCGCGACGGCGACTTTGGACTTCCGGTGAGACATTTCCCATAATCCTCTCAAACGTCGGGTTTCTGGTCGTCCTTCTGGTCATCTGGACTTTCTGCGTAGTACCAACTTATTAAAGCAAATACTGCCACTACCCCCAGCACCAGGCCGCAGGCAATACCTAAGACAAAAAGTGCCATTGGCTAAACAAAATTACGACCAGAAACGAAGAACCCAGCATCTGAACCACCAGATGGACCAATGTCCATCACATCGGAAAGTTTCATGGTTGCCCCTAACTTCAATACGTGCATTAATCCGTATCGAAGCGCATCAAGGGCGTGATCGTCGCGCCGGAACGTCTTCTCTAGGGGGTCTCGACCGCCAACGGCGTCGGCAATTCGGTAGTTGTTGAATTCGCGAATCAGGTTTACGCAAGAATGGTCGACGATAAGCCAAGGTTGCTCAATCGGTGCACCAGATTCATCGACGTCGACTTCTTGCTGCTTCAGGCAACCCTTCACCAACTCGACACCTTCCCGCTTGCCGGACTCCAGCGTGCCGCCGCCAGTACCTTGTTTCGACCGAGGATCGGCAAAGCAGGGAGCAAAATCTTCAGAAACGGTAATCACGGCTTCCGGGTCAGCGGCATCCCCAAAGGTCAAGTCCAAGTGGTAGCCGGGTGGCTGGACTCGGCTCTTCAGTTCGTAGAGGAAATCCCGGAGCCGAATCCGACTCTTATAGTGTTCCCGCCAAACCCGAACCCGCTGAAACGCATCGATCTGGAACTCGATGGCCGCCATCGGTGCCGCAAAACCCCAGTCGAAAGCAATGTAATTGGGCAATTGCGGCAGGAACGGCACCGCCTGGACGTGCACCGCCTCGTCCCATTCTTGATAGATCTTACCCGAGAACGAGGTAAAGTCGGCGGCATACTCTTGCAGGAAGCTTTCTTCTGGGGTGGTGCGCTTGGTCAAAATTAGCTCAGGGTCATTGATCCCACCGGGATAGACATGTGGGTTGTCCCAAGACGGAAATTGCCAAGATTCAAAATCCGGCTCGTTCGGGTCGCGGCCCATTTTCCACATCTGATATAGCCAGTTCTGGCCTTCTGGGGTAGTGGGAAAAACTGCCGTACCACGAAAGTCGGTCAGCGCCGGCCGAATAAATCTGTCCCAGGTGTCTTCGGTGTGTTTGGCTGCCTCAGACATAATCACCCCATGCAGCCCTTCACCAACCAGGTTCTCCGGCCGGTCGGCTGACCGAACTTCGATCCGAGTGTTCCAGGGAAACTCAATGCTTAAATCGCCTTGCTTCTTGGCATAGGACCGTTTAATGTTCCGTTCTTTGGCCAACCCGAGCTTAATCATCATGTCGTTCCAGATAATCCGGAACTCCTTTTCACCAAGATCATAAGTTGGACCAACAATCCAATAACGTCGGTTCGGAATCAGCAGCATCGGTTCGAACTCTTTAGCTGCCATTTGCGAGTTGTGGGTTGGAATGAAAGATGCGCCAACCAAATACAAGTGTGAAGGTGTGGCTACCTCGATACATTTGACCTGACGAAAGCCGACAGATTGAACTTCTCGGATAAACCGGTAATAGTGCTGCCGTTTTGGAAGTTGTTGCTGAGCGGCTAGCTTACGAGGTAGGCTAAATACATCAACAAGCCCGCCGGTGTGCACTCGATAACACATTTTCTTGTCGACGCCGTACAATTTTCCTATTCGCTGTGATCTAGTAACTTTTCCACCAAGTGAGCATACAAGGTAATTGACGGCGTCCGCAAGATTTTTGTTAGTGTTGTCAAAATCTACGTGGTTGGGGGAAACGGTTCCATCGGTGTCCATAAGACCAAAGAGCAGTTCTTGACGTTGTTCAATTGAACCGTACAAATATTGCACTGGTACGTGTTTGTTGTTGATAAGATTACATTTATTGAGTATTTGGCTAAATCCAATTACTTGCCAAGACTTACAACCATTCTCAATTCGCTTGACAATAAGTTTATGTCCGCGATCTGTAAGTTTCTGAACAATCCATTCATCTTGGTTGGAAATACAAAGATATCCAGAATTACTTGAGCCATCACCCAACCACACGCCAAGTAAGTATGGATCAATTGGCAAGTCTTGTTTTGGAAAATCAACGGGTTCGGTGAGTTGAACAGCATGGTTTGTCTCACCATTGATGATAAGCGTTTGGGAAATTTCGCGAGTCGTTCGAATGGCCGGTGAAATCAAATTACGACGTTGGTCAGACGGATGACTAGCAAACCAGGATTCACGGGTTTTGCGAGCCTTTTTGTCATAAGTTAACCATTCATGCTCTCCATGCGTAATAACACTGGTTTTATCGTCAAATATTACTTCATACGCCGGTAGCTCCATAATTTCACTAACTGCGACAATATTGATGGGATATCCAAGCTCGTCAAATACTTGGTCACCAACTTGCAGCTCTGCCATCCTCCGCATGCCCTGTGGGGTTGGAATCAATTGATGAATATCTATGGCTTTCCCGAACCGACGCCCACAAATGGCAATTTTGAACCTTGCTTCAGATTTGTGAAACAGTCGTTGCTTTGGGTGTGGTTGGTAATCAATGAGGTCAAAATAGCGCCACTTATCAATCGAGTACAACTTTTCCAACTTACTCATTGGTTCTCCTATTCATCCACTCTTTGTCAGCTTTGGTGAGATTATGTCCTTCAGTTTGCGCCACTTCGCCACGTGAGGAAATGTACGCACTGAAATGACCAACAATGTTGGCCCAAAGCGAGATTATGATTACCCAGAGAATAGAATCTTTCCACCAGATGAGCGACGGAATTCCCAATAACAACCACACGACGGTACACGATAGATTAAAATACATGAGTTTCTTGGCGGTTTTCATCGTTTCAAATCTTCAAAACTATCGCAATAATTCCACCGATTAACGCCACTGCACCGATCAAATAACCCCAACTCGCATTGAGTCCGGTGGATTTACCTTCGGTTTTGTCCATTCTAGTAGCCAAATCCCGCAACCGGTCGGCTAACGCATCCAACTCAACCCTAGATGGAAATGTCGCGGTTTGATCAGATAGGGTTTTCCGGAACTCGTTAACCGATTCGAAACGTTTTTCATTTGCGGTTTCGGCCTTGGCCACCGCTTTTTCGGCCGCAATCAACGCAGTTTGCACAGCTTTCTCGGCAGCTAACAGAGCAGCCGTCAAAGCTTGGCCTTGCGCATCAAAACGTTGTTGGTAACGGAGGTCCATTTCGGCGAGTAAGGCAATAACGTGATCCAGAACCGTGATTTTTTCACCCGTGCGGTTCCGGAACTTCATGGCGTATGACAATCGCAAATACAATTCACTGCGCAAAACTTACAGGTACCCGGCTTCTTAGAAATCCCATTAGGATTTACCGCACGTTTGCAGTAATCATGGTATCCGTGTAAGCATGCCGTAGATAGATACACGTGTGGGGTTTCCATGAGGGCCTTCGCCATTACCAACTCACAAATCTAGCAACAGTAGCATCACCGGTGGTACCAGTCTTCCGAACTATGCCAACTGAGGCATTTCCATAAACTTCACCGGAATGCCGGACACGGAGCCGTGGCGTCGAATCAGCAGCAAAGCCGGTAATGATGGCCGGACGCCGTTTCACATAGGCAGTGTTGCCGCCGACCGTTTTCTGTTGTAGATAGACCACGTGCCGATTCGTCTTGGCTACCCAACCCATGATTCCTCCCACCTGTCATGATTACGCCAAGTCCCATTACAGTTATGTAATCCGACTCGACCACAGTTTCAGTATCCGCCTTTGGCCTTCTTGGCAGCTTTCTTCGCTGCTTTTTTGACTAGCGGTGGCGGCATTTTCTTCGGCATCGCCTTTTTGCCACCGGACATCATCTTCGCCATGTGCACCTCCCCAGATCCAGACGGATTATAAACAGCCATCATTACTCCCCATCGGTTGTGGTTGGCCGGTGCTGACAATCACACCAGGTTTCGCCGGCACAACCATCATGTTGATCTTGCTGGCATTTTGCGCAAATGAAGGTCATTCCAGCCTCGGTTGGATTTGGATTCAAGTGGGTAATCTGGAAGATTTGCGAATCATGCGCATCAATCACGTGCTGAGTTTGACAAACCGGGCACATCAGGAGATGTTTCATGTAGAACCTCCTGTTTGCAGCTCACACAAATCTTTCGTTCCGCCAGGTAGCGAATGGTGTTACTTGGGGTAATGATTTTCAATTGCCGTAGCAAAATTCGAGTGCTGCCACAGGCCGGGCACTCCTCGGTCAATAATAACAATCGGAAATCTTCATTCTCAACCAACAACCGAGCTGTATTTAACTGTTGGCTGGCGCCGGCTGGGTATTCCTGGCTATCGCGGCGTTCGACCACATGACCACCTCCTCAAGTTTGGTCATGGCGATATCCTTTTCTCGACCGTCCGGACAAACATCGTTCAAGTAAGTCGCGTAACTGTGCGCAATACTGCGGACCAGGTTATAAGTTTCGGCTTGTTCGTCGGTCGGGGAGTGGTAGGTGAACCGATTTGCCAAATCGTAATTTGCAATCACCTGATCTTGGTCCTTTCGGAGAATTGGACTTGGTCCTTTCGGAGAATTGGAGGGGAGGTGGTGGTGGGGGTGGTTTTGGTGGAATGGTAGGTGTATTACAAAATGATCTTGCTAGTATGCTGGTGCCGGAAAATTTTTTCCAAAAAAAGTCGGTAAACCAACAAAATTCAACCCAAAAAGTCGACAAACCCAACGAAACTCGGCCCAAAAAGTCAGTTAACTAACGAAGCTCAACGCAAAAAATACACATCGGTCTGTTTGTAGGAGGTCGCCTTAGCTTTGTTGGTGAACACCGGCATACCCGGCACATCAATGCTGACGTTCGTTGAAACAGCCGGCAGCGCACCAGATGGGGTTACCGAACCAGTATCCAAAAACGTGGTGGTCGGCATGGTCACGGTGGCCATTAACAGTTCCGACCCGCCAGTACGACCATACACCTTGTGCGAGGTAGCATTTGCCACCGCAGTAGCCGTGAAATCGACAGTAACCGTGGAGGTTGACCCGGTAGTTACCTGAGTTGCGGCCGTTGAGGCAGGCGTTTCAATTCCCTTGATTACTGCGGAAACCCGGTAACTATAGGTTGCGGCCGCAAGGGTGCCACCGCTGGTAGAAGTGGACATCGACGGTGCACCAGGAGCCGGGCGTTGATCGCCAATAACTCGACCATTGAACGTCTGACCTACCGCATTGCGATAAGCAACCGTATCGTTGCGGCGTAATTTCCCCGCGCGAGTTGGCATATTACCTCCCTTTTGTCGTACATTTTGATCTTGATGAAGCTGGACAAGGGCTCCCACAGCGGTGGGAGCCGGGTCCATTATTCAGAACGAGAAAACTTCTCCGTCTCGACAGCAACCGAATCGAAAATGCGCTCCCAGACCGGCTTGTCCTCGGCGATCTTGGTCGGGCTGGTCGTGGTGCCCATGGACCGGTCAATCACGTATCGCTGGGCAGCCAGCCGAATGACCGGATTTGGCTCATGGATAGCGGTGTGCGTCAAGCCCATTACGGCCAGCGGCAAAGACTCTTTGAACAGGTCGTTGGCCATCTTCAGTGGGTCTTCGACATCCTGCAAAGCCCGCTTGAGTGTCAACTCTTCGACGGCCTTTTGTGGGACCCACTCTTCCCAATCAGCCATTGTTACCTCCCAAGGTGGACAAATTCTATTCCTTATTATGCCATGTTGTAAACGGTGTCGACGATTCGACACTTTGTTAGACAAAATGATCATCAAATTTTTCCAGCTTGGGGTCTTTTTATGTTTTTCATGTTTGAATTTTCTAACAAAGTCTCAATTTTTTGGTCACTTTCAAGCTTTTCTCCATTTCTAACTCAAGCTTTCCCAATTTTTAATTGTAAGGTAACCTTACAATTAAATAAAGCACTTTCGAAACATTCATGGCTAGCGCCCGTTATTTCAACAATTTTCCTGAATTAATATAGTTTTTCCTACCATGTCCCCCTTTTCGGACATAGGGGATATGTCGCTTTTTTACGCTTTGTCGTCGTTTAGTGTAGATGTCAGGCTTGTACCCTATGCCTCCTATGTCGCTTAAGTACTGACATGCACCAATAGCCCGATCTTGTGCCAAGCCAGAGCTGCCCAGAATATGCTGACATGTCCCTTTTATGCTGCTATGTCCTGCCTTAGCACCCCAATGTAAGGGGTTTTAAATGCTGACTTCTGCCGCTATGTCCCTTTTGTCGGGCTCTAGGCCCCCTGGTAAAGTGGACCTTGAAGGAAGAGAGAACAAGGTCAACAGCCAAAGGAGGCAAAACGGACATGTCAGGCAAACACCGCAAGCTCGGCTTTTGGGGCAAAGTGCGCAGACTGCGCACCCACGTCCAAAACGGACAAATCACGATTTTGCAGGCTATTACGTACATGTGGGACTAGTGCTGACATGAGGCTTTTGTCGGCAATTATCCTACAAGTCGTGATGAATGTCGCTTTGGGGTGGATTGTCATCCTCAGTGCTGTGGTGTCCTGACAAATCGGACATGTCGTGATATGGGCGACATCTCCAGATTTCCTACGACAAAGCGCCATATTCCGGTTGTATCTTGACAATTCCACAGGGTGCTGACAAATCGGACATATCCTCTCATGTCCGCTCGGACCGGTGCAAAGGGTACTCATTGCCCAAAGCCAACCAGTCGGGACAAAGCGGACATAGGAGACATACCATGGCAAATCTGGACCTAGGGTTTATGACGGTAGAACTGTACATGCCGGGCATTTACGTCGAATGCACCGTTCCGGGCGAAACGGACAAAACGTGGTACATCTACCGAAACGACATCATGTGGGAAGAAAGCGAACTTCCTGTACAAATGCTGCAATTGACCGCAACTGATGAGGAAGGCGACATTCCGGTAGATTCGAGGAGAGTTACCGTCAATTCGGACATGTTGGACATCAAGGTACTTTAGGGTAAACCCGGACCGAACGGACATGTGAGGATATGAGCCGATTTTTGGGACTTACCTGGATATGACCCGCTATGTCCGGACAAAACGGACAAGAGGGACAAACCATGGCAAGCTGGGCTGAACTGTACGCACGGCACATTGAGGAAGATTCCCGCAAAACGGACATTCGGAGCAAAGCGGGATTCAGGCGATTTATCGCCAACCATCCGGACAAGGTGCACATCAAGACGGTTTCGCCGTATAACGACGCAATCGACACCACTGCGGACAAACTTTACAAAGCGGACGTTTACATCGTTACTGGGCCGAATCCGTATACTGCGCGCCTTTGGTACGCGCAGCTACATGTCGGGCCTACCGGGAAATTGACGGTTAAGTAGGGCATTTCGGACATAGCGGGTGATATCTGGGTAAGTCCTGACATGTGATGCGATAGCACATTCCGCTATGGTGTGTCCAGCTTTGTCTGGATTTGCCTCGGCAAATCGGACACAAGGGGACAAAATGAGTCTTAACCGGGTGAACGACGAAAACTGGCTAAAGTGGGCCTTTGCGGTCGAATCGGACAATTCCGACCGTATCCGGATGAGCTGCCACATTTGTAAGGATCGGATGTTTCCGGGCATATGGGAGTATCGCTGCGATTCGTGCGGATTCACCCTGAGCTACATCCTTCCGGACAATTCGGTGGCAACGTGGACAGATCCGCACATCCCTGGACGTTATGGGATCGACTACGCGAAAATCACAAACCACGTGAAATAGGACATGCGCGGCAAATCCAGACAAAACTGGACATACCATGGCGAAGACGGAAATATGTGGGCCTATCCTGCTTTGTCCAAGACAAAGGGGACAGAAATGAACAAGTTTGCGGAAATCACTGTCATCCAGTGGCTAAACGGCAAAAACGCCGAAACGTTCGAATCGGACAATGACTTCCGTACCGGGACGTACGGGCGCGAACTGGCTGGAAAGGTGCGAATCAGCTGGGATGACACCAATGAGGTCGAATGGGTGAAATCGGACAAGCTGCGCAAGCTGGACAAGGCGAACTTCGAGTACCTTTCGGACACTTCGGACACTTCGGACACTTCGGACATCATTGACATTCCGGAGCAAACCATCACGTTCCAGGTGAATGCTGACCAACTTCCGAAAGCAGCGCGTAAGCCGCGTACCAACGCAAAGAAGCCCGAAAATGCGCAAAGCTGAGCAGATCCTCACGCATCCGACATTCTGGGCAATCTGCCTGAATGTCATACTCTTCAACATCCTGGTACTTTCCTACCGCAACTAGGGTAAAAACGGACAAACTCCGACAAAGCAGGTTAAGTCCACATATTTCCGGGCGTATCCGATTATGCCTTGCCATGTCCAGCCAAAACGGACAAAGGGAGCAAATCATGGCTAAGTGGGACAATCCAGACGTTTCAGCCTGGAAGCGGCAATACCCAGCAAGGTTGGGCGTTCTGACGATAAGGCTCATTGAGCGCCTTATTCACGCAAGCTATGTGAAACCGGAAATTCGGGAAGAATACCGCGAGTACCTCGTTTCGGTACATCGTGGCAACCCCAACCCCAACATGGACAAGACCTGCTAATTAGCTAAAAACCGGACATGGCAGGACATAATCGGATACGTGCGCTTTTATTGGGTGTTACCCGCCTTTGTCGCGACGAAAGGGACAAAAATGAACAACACCGACGAACGGGATTATGCGGAAGAGCGGTCCAATCGGCACGAAAGGGACATTGAGGGCATTCGGGAAGCTCTGGACGAGTTGTATCAAACGTACAAGCTTGGGTTCATTGGGACAAATGAACTCAATGTGGGAATTCGGGAAATCAAGGATGACCTGCCCGAATCGGTGTCGATGGCTACATTCCTGAGCATTCTTCAGCAAGTCGACAAATCGGACACTTCGGAAGAACGCCGTGAGTGGTTCTTTATCGGCCAAACCGGCTGGGTGTGGGTCGTTTGGCACATTATGGGCATTCCCGCCGCAGAATGGGACAAGTCCGACCTTGCCCACCTTCCGGACATTGCGGAAGCTCCGGACGGTTCGGCCATTTGGCCGGCATTGTTCCTATTCCGGACGAAAGCGGAAGCCGAGGATTTCGCGAACAATCAGGATTATTCCAACATGTACGACAAAACGGACATCGTGGACTTGACCAAGTAACAATTCGGACATCAACGACAAAGGCGGATAAGACCCAATAAACCAGGAGGAAGCATGGGCATGTCAGCATATCGGCTCATTGGCATTGTTGAGGCATTTGGCTACAACATGCAGGATTGGGGCGAAAATCCAGAACGGGACGATTATCGGGAAAGGGCACGTGTGAATCTCAACACCGCAAGAGCCGCAATTAGGGAAGAGTGGCAGAAATCGGACAAAGCCTACAATTTGTACGAGTCGTACAAAGACGGACAACTGACCGCAGAAGCGGCAATCGAAGCAATCGGACGTATCTATCAGTAAAGGGGCAAGTCATGGGACAGTTCGCAAAAGGGGCAGAACTACTGATGTCTGGCAAAGATAACGAATGGGAAGATTATGTCGTTCTGCTCAAATGGCGCAATGACTACGTAGTGGCCCGAATGAAGAATCTTTCGGACAAAGAGTGGTATTGGGGACATTACTACTACAAATTCAATGATGGTTGGAATCGGGCATTTGCCAGATTCATGCAGATGTCTGGCAAATCGGGCTTGTAGGGCGTAAGGGGATTTTCGGACATTTGCCCGAAAGTCACCCTTAGCCTAACAAGAGAGGACAAAGGCTATGAGATTCCTCGCAGTCGACAAAACCGGGCACATTCTCTCCAAAGGTGCGGAAATCCGGACAACTCGGGACAATGAGCCATGGATTTTCCAATCTGTGACGCATCCCCGCAAACTGTACGTTACTTGGGACAATGATCCCAATGGCGCACCTTTCTACCCAAATCGGGCAAATCGGGAGTTTTACGCAAGTGTGTTCGATCTGGGCATTTGGGACATCGAGCTGCAAGAGTGGTCATTCAACCCAAACTTCGACAATCCGGACATTGAGGACGAACTCCGGACGTTTGGGAAAGATAGGATAGGTACCGCAGTTCTGGGCGAAACGGACATTCTCTGGAATTCGGACGAAAGGCTCGATTTGGAGGACATGTACCATTTGTATCAAGAGTACCTTTCTGAGCAGGATTCGAGGCCTTTTAAGGAATGGCTGCTGGCTAGCCAAAACCCGTTGTAGGCCCCGCTGAGCCATGATCAGCGGCACCCTCGCTAGAAGCTAAGCACCTAATTTGATCATCGGGAAAATGGCTCTCAACCGATTTCCTGAGTAACAAACGGACAATACTCTATCTTAGCCGAGAGGGCATAAAGTTGGGGCTTTCTCGGTTAGGATAACTGAAGATCTTGCGGGACACGGAAGTTTCAGGCCGTAGCGAAAGCTCGGATCTCGCCGGACACGTTGGTTGAGAATTCCATAAGTACCTTTTGGCTTGAAAGTCCAAAGAGGTGGCATATCTACAGATATGCCACCGATTGGACCTTTAAGGACCGAAAGGACGGGACAATGGCTACTAAGGCACAAATCCGAGATGACCGGATTGCCCGAATTTGGGCATATATTGTCATCGTTGTGATGCTTTTGGTGAGTTTGCTCGCCAACATCCTGTCTGCCCTGAAATATGGGAAAGACCCCATTGCGTTGTCGCTGTCCGGATTGCCGGCTATTTCCCTTTTCATCTCAAGTAGCCTACTTGAGCGAATGAGGAAATTTTCCTGGTATGTGGTGGTTGGGTTCGTTTTGGCCTTGATTGTGTCGCTTGGAACAAGTTGGTACCACATTGCCACACTTGCCCTAGATCATCACACTGCGGCACTATTTGCCTGGTTATTGCCACTTTCAGTAGATATTCCGATGCTTCTTGCCGGAAAGTCACTGATCGATCACAAAACGCCAACCCCTAGGACAAATGCCCCCACAGCGAAGGCAACGCGGCAATCTAGGGCAAATGCGGCAAATCGGACTCCGCTCCCTCAGCCGACCCCAAAATCAAATAACACAATTCACACAAATGGCAAAATTCAGACAAATGCCAAAATTCTGACGGGAGCAAAGTAATGGACCCAAAGCAGACTCTTCGCGAAATTCTGCTCACAGTTCAGCGAATTGGACAACCGCTGACAAAGCCAGACCTCGACATCGAATTGTTCGCATTGCAATTTAACGTGGACAATTTGCTCGAATGGTTCGCTAAGGGTGGATTTAAGCCCGAACTCACCGTTTTCTTCGACGAAATGTAGCAAACTCCGGCAATTCTGGTCATCTTCAGACATTGAAGACATAAAGCGGACAAATAATCATAATTTGTCTGAAGGTGGCCAAAACCACTTCCCTATGGACAAATGGACACAAAGGCGCTAACCGACAGTCTCTGGGACAAAGATGGCGGGTTTAGCATTGACGTCAAAACCGGACATTCCCCAAAATCGGGATTTATGGTGTCAATCTACCCGGAACGGGAGCAAAAGTCGCACATCCTTTCCTTTACCCAGCATGACCTCAATCAGTACATCGTGGCCAACCTGGACATTTTACTCCAAAATGGCGCATTCCTGGGTGGTTGGCACGATCCTGCTGACGATACCGTGTATTTGGACGTCTCAGTCAAATCGGACAATTTGGTTGATGCCGTTCTTTTGGCGCGAAAGCATGACCAGCAGGCAATTTACGATGTTGCTGGTGGAATCAGCCTCAATGTCGCCGAAAGGGTGAATTATGCCACGGTTTGAGGACGATTTTCTCGAATTCGACTTGTAAGGCATATGGCGGATTTTCGCCCAGTCGGGCGGAAGTCCAGCCATAGCTTCACAAATCGACGCAGAAAGGGACAAAGCCATGCACATGTATCAGGATTCTTTCGAGCGGGACAATCCAGACCTTAAGAAAAAAGAGCTTAAACCGTGGCATGTCCGGGAAGGTGACATTATTCTACTTGAAGACCTCACTTCCTTCCCAACTAAGCACATTCCGGTCGAAGTTGTCGCCATTTCCACATATCCGACATTCGAGCGGAAACTGTGGTCAAACCAGCTAGCTCGCACGGAATGGCGATTTCTGCACAAGCCGGTCATTCCGGAAGATCGGAGATATTTGTACAATTGGTGGGAAACTTCCTGGAATCGGTTCGATAGCGTGGAAATCTACCGCAAAAAGTAACAAACGGGACAAAAGGGGACAATCATGGCTCTTCGGAGTGGTCGACACATTGTTGCCAAAAACATGAGAAATCGGACAAATTTCACTCATGGCAACATTTCTGGCAGTTGGATTGGTGAGGTGAATATTCCTAGTTTCGGATATTTGCCAGTAGAATACCAGGAAAAGCTCAAAAAGGACCTCGCAGACAAAGACGTCTATGTGATCTTTTCCTATCGAACTCCGATAGCATGGACATTTGACCAAGATTGGGTTATTCCCAAGGTCAATTATTCAGTTACCACTACTCACCATCAGTCGGTCGTTACCAATTACGAACTTTATTAAAAAGGGGACAAATCATGCCAAAGATGACCAAGGTTGCCGAAATCATCCGAGAAGCCCAAGAATCAGTAGATCTCTACACTTTCGATGGATCGCCGGAGCAATGGAAAAAATTGCTCAAAAACAAGCTTTCCGACCCTTGGGTGCCAGCGCTCATTCGGGAAATTCAAGAAAAAGGTTTCACTGTACCTATTCGGTACGGTTACCAAGAAATCGGAAATGGGCATCATCGGCTCGCGATTGCCATTTTGCTCGGAATGGAAGAAATTCCGACAACTGACAACGTTTTCGAATCATCCGGTTGGGACGGCCGGAGAGTCCTAGAACTCAATGAAAAGCCAGAAGACGGAATAGGTGCCAAAAAGCTGGCGAATATGGTAGAAACCGCAATTGATTGGGACAATTGGGGAAAAGGGGACTAGAAAATGGCAAAGCATATCGTCACGCATGAGCACATTGGTCGACACCGAAACAAGATGCCCAGTAAGGGACAAACCGCAAAAGAAATAGCATTCCAGCATATCTTGCATTCGGTGATCTTCACTATGAGTGGACTTCCGCCAATCTTGGCATTTGAGGCTTTTAGAGCAGAATGGGAGCAAATGTTCCATTTCCTGTCAGTGGTCTTCTTTGTTTGAATATCGCCCGATTCGTCAGGTTTGTGCAAGATCAACATGAATGTACTACAAAATGATCATAAAAAGTTTCCACTGTGGGGTCGCTTCCCCTTTTCATGTTTGAATTATCTTGCACTTTCCGAACAAATCGGACTTAAAATAGGAAAAAAGAGGGCAAAAATGGACATCAGGGACGTTGATTTCAAAACCATCGAGTTTCCGACACTTTGGGGACCTCAGTGCGAGTATTGCCAAAAGTGGCATAATGCCCATGAGAACGCAGTTCTCCGAAAAGCCGCACTGTTGTGCAAACAACCGCATTGGTTGGATTGGGTGAAAGCTGACCTAGATTTACTAGATCATAGCAAAGTGTCCAATCCGGACATTATGCATTTTCTTATCGCAATTCACACCAAAACCGACTGCCACTGTCTTGATCAACTCCTCGAAGAAGTGATCTTGAGAACAACCGTCTCAGTGGCTCCAGGACTTGATCAACTTCCAGACCCTAGAGTCGCTACCTAACCCCATAATCAACCTCGCCAGCTTCCATCCTAGACCGTTTTTCAACGGGGCCTAGGGAATCTGCCTCCACAGCGGTGGGGCTGTTCTTCCTCAAGATCAACACAAAATATGCCAGCTAACCCCCAAACCCCAAACCCCAAAATCACCAAAAGGGCCATCGATCGCGATGGCCCTTTTTGGCATGTCCAAGATCAACAGGTCTGAACTCAAACATTCCATTTCCAATCACCAAAAATCCAGATCATGCCAAACCAATCTCTTAACAAACATTTCAGTTGAAAAAAAAATCCCCGTATACGGTACGACAAACGGGTACATTTCGATTTTAATGATATAACCTAGTATTTTTCGGACCCGAACCGGGGGCCCAGTATTCCAACCAACTTGGTCGACAATTGTTTCAGCACGTCACAGACTTATAGAAACATATCCATATGGATACACATGAACTATGTCACATATACCTTTGTAACAAGAGCAAATTTTTCAACATACAAGAATTTATTACTTTTTTATTACCAATTATGAAAAAAACAAGAGAATACGATCCTCACGTACAAATCACCCCGATTTGTCAAAAATCTTTTACACATAATTCGCGATTGAATCAATTCATGTTTTAAAAACTCAATTAGCCTAGCGAATTGATATTGCGGTTCGACAAAAACCGCGTCACAACCTGGAGATCAACTACTCTTGCCACACATTTATCCTATATGTCAGCTTGACCTGCTAAGTCCGGTATGATACCATCAGAGACATCTATCGATGAACCAAGATCAATCTATGGAGAACCGATGCCTTTGTGGACAAACGGCGATGCAGAAATTCTAATTCAACACCCTGCAATCACCCAGGATTGGTGGATGGCCAACATTGCAAACCGGGAATTTGACTATTCGGCTGAGTTTGCCAGATTCATCAATCGTACTGGTTTAGGCTATCTACCGGACGAAGCTAACCCGAGTGACAAACGGTGCCTCACCATTGCTACCCGAAAAAGTGCTTACGGCGCATATTTAGTCAGTGATCTTGGTCAACTCATGCCAGTCGGGCAAGAGGTTTATGCAGATGTCAAGCGGATTTACCAGGCACTGACCCTGCATATGCAACAGACTGGGGAAAAGCTGCCAAATCCGGCAGATCCAATTTTTTTGGCTGAAACTAACCAAATGGATAGATTCATCCTAAAGGGTAAGTTATCGCCAAAGGCAATCAAATATTTCCGAATCATTGCACATTTGGCCGGTATGACAATTGGCGTGACGCCAACCCTATCTGCGGAAATAGTCGAACAAATCGCCGAAATTCGGCTAAAGGACACCGAAGACAGCCCAACTGAGAAGTTGCTATCTACTGCATTCTTACGAAATAGGCCAACTGAGCGGTATGCCTTTGAAAAATTGGTGCAGTATGGCTTTGTTGATTTGGTCAACCTGCCCAAGCCGGACGTTCGGCAGCGCGGCCGGCATCCTGTGGCGGCCCGGATCACGCCAGTCGGCCGGAAATTTTACCAACTGTACGCAAATCAGTTTGATCCACAAATTCAGCAGGAACGGGCCATGGTTGCGGAGTGGACTATGGAGGAAGAGTCGCGGACCAAATCCAACTATCCATCGATTACTCAGCCGCCGAACGCCACTCCCCCATCCTAAATTTTCAAGATCATTCCATCCTCCCACCCAAAACTTCAAGATCAACAACTTGTTCCTTATTCTCCCTGCACCAAACCCAAACCCAAACCCAAACCCAATCTCCAAGATCAACTCCTTTCATCCAAGATCAACTAACAACAGACCACCAAAAAATGTTACTCACCAGTATAAAGATCTTGATTTCAACAGGGAACAAGTTGCCAAACTTCAGCGTTTGAGGTAGTGTAAGAGCTACAAGGTTCACAAACTCAAGGAGTATCAAGATCATGACACAGCCCAGTGCACTCGATGAACTGTTCGAGATGACCGCACCGGCCACCCCGACCAGTACCCCACAACCCGAAACCCCGGAACCGGACACCACCCCCGAAACCCCGGAAACGCCCGAGACGACCGAGACGCCCGAGAATGGTGAAACTTCCGAAAGTGCCGATGGGGTACTTTACGCCAACGTGACCGCGTCTTACCCGCACGATGCGTTTCCGGTGGGCGAAAACCCGACCGGTACCGCGACGCTGCCGGAGTTTGCTGGTCTGCTGACGCTGCACTTGCTCCAGAAGCACGGCATGGATCCCAAGCACATCGTGGACAAGCCGGCGATCTACAACACCGCCC